TGTCCAACGCCTTGCACATGGACAGTTGGCAGTATCAGCGGTTCTTTAAGGATGAAGAAGATGTTACGCATATTCACACAACGTATTTAGACAATAAAGAAAACTTAGACCACAAGTTTTTAGAGCGTGCTGAATTTGTTAAGTCCACTAATATCAAGAAGTACAATAGGGATTTCTTAGGTGAGCATTATACCGATACCGAAGGGGCTTTGTGGACAAGGGAACTTATTATAACCAAAGAAGCGCCTGATACGTTCGATAGGATTGTGGTAGGTGTCGACCCTGCGGTAACGAATAGCGATAAGTCCGATGAAACGGGTATTATTGTAGTGGGCAAGCGTGGAAATGCTGCGTGGGTGTTAAAAGATGCTTCGGGCAAGATGTCGCCTGACCAATGGGCACGTAAAGCGGTGCAGATGTATCATGAGTTTAAGGCTGACCGTGTAATAGGCGAGGTAAACAACGGTGGCGACCTTATAGAGCAGATGCTACGCAATGAAGATAAAGTAGTATCTTTCAAATCAGTAAGGGCAACTAGGGGTAAGGCGAAGCGTGCAGAGCCTGTGGTAGCGCTGTATGAGCAAGGGCTTATTTATCATACAAGAAATTTCGCTAAATTAGAGCATCAAATGCTTACGTGGAATCCTATTGAGGATAATATTAGCCCTGATAGGATGGATGCGTTAGTATGGGCATTACACGAATTATTCTTACATAAAAAAGGCGGTTGGGTAGTTTAATGAATCTACGACAAATAGCAGGAAGGCTTTTATCAAGCGTAGGAAACAAGTTGTATAGAAATTTATTCTTTATGACGTCTAATTACCCTATGCAGAATGTGGATGCCGATGGTCAAGTTCACGATGGGTATATGTACAACCCTGATGTGTATGCGGTGGTAAATAAGATACTATCCGCTGCGACAACGGTAGAATGGGAACTATTAGAGGTTAAAGATAACGCGCAACACGACAAATGGCGTAACACAAGCTTAGAGCGCAAGGCGTACAACCCTTCACAAGCGATTAAAACCAAGTCCGAAGGCTACGAAAAGGTTACTGACCCAAGCAATCAGCTATATAGGCTATTGCAACGTCCTAATCCTATGCAATCGTTTAAAGATTGGATAAGCAATGTATTAGGCTACAAGCTAATTACAGGCAATACGTTTATTCACGGCATTGAACTAAAGCGTGGCGTAAATGCAGGGCTATTCAATGAAATGTGGGTTATGCCTGCGCAACTGATGCAAATAAAAGCATCACAAAGGCGAATCATTGAGTATTACCGTTTGATGAGTAATGCTACGGATTACGTGGACTTCAAGCCCGAAGAAGTGGTTCACATGAAATACTTCAACCCTGACTTTAGAAGCCCCGAGAATCACTTGTGGGGGCTTTCGCCACTTATAGCAGGCTCTAGGGTAGTTAAACAATCGAACGAAGCCTACACGGCAAATGAAAGCCTATTAAAGAACGCTGGCGCTAGTGGTGTGCTATCGGTTGACCCTGAACACATGACCGAAGAGCAAGCGCAAAGGTTGCAAGACCGTTATCAGCGTGAGTATGGCGGTAGCTATAATAGGGGTAAGATTATCATTGCAGGCGGTAGCATGAATTGGCAACAGATAGGGTTAAGCCCTGTAGATTTGAACATCTTAGAATCGCAAAAGATGTCGTTAAGGGATTTGTGCAATATCTATGAGGTAAGTAGTGCGCTGTTTAATGACCCTGATAATAATACCTATGCCAATATGCAAGAAGCACGTAAGGCGTTGTATATGGAAAAGGTATTCCCCGAGCTAGATGTCGTAAGGGATGAGCTGAATAGGTGGCTTGTTAGCCGTTACAACCAGGTAATGGGAACGAATTACTATTTAGATTACAACATCTACAGCGTTCCTGCGGTGCAAGACGATGTGAAGAAGCTAGTTGAGTCGGTATGGAACGCCTATTGGCTAACAGGCAATGAGCGTAGGATGGCAATGGGTTATGAATTTGACCCTGCGATGGAGAAATACTTTGTACCTACAGGTGTTCAGCCGTTTAGCCGTGAGCAGTTAGAAAGCGGAATGGGCGTGTTTGACGATAGGGGCAATGGTAGAAATGATGAATTAGTTAATGCTCAACGCCAATAAACCCTTACACAATAACAGTTCACATCTATAATATTATTTTATTTATTTTAGCATTATGAAAAATCTACTTACATATAAAGCGCTTGATGCCGAAGTTAAGGATATAGACGAGCAAAGCCGTACCGTTACAGGCTATTTTAGCAAGTTTGACAGCTTAGATGCCGATGGCGATGTTATTGTAAAGGGCGCATACACCAAGACGATACAAGAAAATGGTCTTGAAGGTAAGAATAGGATTGTGCATTTGTATCAGCACGACGTGAACCGTGTGTTAGGTAAACCGCACGTGCTTAAAGAAGATAACTACGGGCTATACTTTGAAACCAAGTTTGCCAATGTATCTTATGCCAATGATGTGATAGAGCTTTATAAAGAAGGCGTTATCAATGAGCATAGTGTTGGCTTTGTAACGGTAAACCACCAAGAAAAAGGCAACTACAACGAAATTCAAGAAGTAAAGCTATATGAGGGTTCTACGGTAACCTTTGGCGCTAATGAAGCCACACCATTCTTAGGTTTTAAAGGTGAACTATCGCAGGCAACGGATTACATTCGTAAATGCCAAAAGCTATTGAAAGATGGTAGCCTTACTGATGAAACATTTTTCTTATTAGAATATCAAATCAAGCAGATAGAACGTTTACTTAAAAGTAAAGATTCACAAGACCAATCAGAGCCGTTGCAAAAACACTCTGATGAGTTATTGCCGAATGACATTGAGGATGCGTTTGATGCTATATCCCTTAAACTTTTTAATCCTACAATCTAATGGATACAAAAGAATTACTAGAAAAGAAGCTAGGCGAGCTTGGCAATCAAATTGATGCCAAAATCGAACAAGCTACAGAGGCTATGAAAGCCGAATCTCAAGGCACGTACAACGACATTAAGTCCGAAGTACAAGGCATGACTGAGAAGTTTAATAAAGTTCAAGAGCAATTAGATGGTCTTGAGTCTGCTGATAACAAGATTGACTACGTAGAAGAAAATGCTTATAGCGATGGCACTACCTGGTTGGCAGAAGGTGGTCAAGCCGACCCTAACTCACATTTTGACCTACAGCGCAAGTCTGTAGCCGTTGAAGAGTTTGGCACGTATGTTCGCATTCCTAGAACTATGTTAGAAGATATTGATGGCATTACTAGCTATATCAATAGCCGACTAACTAGCAAGTGGGGCTTGTATGAGGATAACTTGTTCCTATACGGTACAAACGATTCTACGCCTGACCATTTAGGTATTACCGAAGTAGCTTCTGCTTATACAGATGTATTAGCTGATGCGAATGTAAACCGCTTTGATGTTCTTGCAATGGCTATTCGCCAAGCGCAAGTAGCTGAATATCAACCTCGTGTAATTATGTTGCATCCAACTGATTTCTACACAATGTTGCTAGGCAAGGCTACTGATGGTCAATACCTAATGCCTGATAGCATTCGTTTAGGTATTAGCTTGCCTACTATCGCTGGTGTGCCTATTGTGTCTACTACAGCCGTTACCGCAGGTGATTTCATTGTAGGCGACCCAAGCGCATCTCAAGTGTATGACCGTAATCAAGGCTCTATCCGAATCTACGAAGAAGATAGAGATAACCCTGTTAAGCGATTGGTTACTATTACTATCAATGCTCGTCTAGCATTGGTACATTACAGACCAAGCGCTTGGGTATATGGCACATTTGCTAACGCACTTGCTCTTGGAACTTCTTGATAGGTAAGTAAACTAATTTAGTGGTTAGTTATAGTTGGAAGGACGGCTCAATTTGGGCTGTCCTTTTTTTGTTATATTAGGCTAACGAGTAAACAAACTAAATACATTATCTATGAAAACATTTGATGAAGCGTGGAGAGAAGTATTAATGTACTTTGACTTTGATAGGGTTCAAAAGACCATGCTAATAACCGAGTGGAAATGGTATGACGTTGCTTTCCCTATAAGCAGGGAATCTATTACTGATAAGCTAAAGGAAATGTGTAAAAAGGCATACGAAAAGCCTGATTTATATACAGAAAGCGGTGGGTTTAGGGTTTCGTATAATAGCGAAAAGCAACAATTTCAAATAGAATTTATTGTCGAATCTTATGGCTGTTATTAATCCCAATAGTTTATTTATTAACATTATCTTACGGAGTGATTTATTCACTTGTTTACTCCGTAAGGGTGGGGCTTGATAGCCCTGCCTCTTATTTAAGGAAGGCATTATGAAGATATTATGTGTATTTCACGGCTATCCACCTTATCAGCAATCAGGCGCTGAATGGATGCTTTATGAAGTGAATGAATACTTAGCAAGTAAAGGCATTCAAGTAAACGTATGGTGTACTAAGGCGCCTAATACTGAACGCAAAAAGAAAGTAGCTGACAATCATTACGTTATAGGGGGGCTACATCCACCACAAGATATATCGCAATACGATTTGATTGTTACGCATCTAAACCACACGGGGCTGGCATCTAACCTAGCAAGAAGCTACAATAAACCGTTGGTATTTTTTTCTCATAGTGAGCAGCGATATAGCGCAGTACAAGTGCGTAAAAATAACGTCTATGTGGTGTACAATGCGTTTCATACGGTCAATAAGACTCCGTTTTACCATCAACATCCGTCTATTATTGTACGCCCACCTGTAGGTAAAGAACGCTATTTAGTTAAAGGCAGGCGTAAACCTACTAAGGTGACAATGGTTAACCTAAATGAAAATAAGGGGGGCTATCTATTTAGGGAACTTGCCAAGCAGATGCCTAGCCATGAGTTTTTAGGGGTTAAGGGGGCGTATCTGCCACAGATTGTAGGCGATAGCAATAACATGGAAATTTGGGATGTGCAAGACGATATGACCAAAGTGTACCGCAATACCGATATACTGCTTGTGATGTCTAAGAAGGAATCCTACGGGCGTGTAGCGGTAGAAGCGATGCTAAATGGTATCCCTGTTATTGCAAGCGCTACTGATGGGTTGAAAGAAGCGTGTGGGGAAGGGGCGTATTACATTAAGGATATTAATGATTACGATGCGTGGAAGAAAGCGATAGCCGATGTTCAAGCCAACCGTGATGAATGGTCTGAAAAGGGTAAATTACGCTATGAACAAATTCAGCAAGAAACGGCTAGTGAGCTGACTAAGTTAGAGGGCTTTCTAGCAGATATTATAGACAATAAGTTTAAACACCGTTAGTATGAGATTAGCAACAAGTTTTAGTGGTCGTGTATTAGGGCTTAGTAAGAGCGTTACTTCCGTTGAGCCTGGCGATATAGTAAGCCTAGCCGATGTAAAGCAATTTTGCCGTGTAAGAACCGATGATGACGATGGCCTACTGTTATCCTTAATAGGTGCATCCGAAGCCTATGTAGAGCGATATACAGGCGTTACGCTACGCACTACGAACATAACCTATGAGTATTTGCGCTACGGCATTGTTATTGTGATAATGTAGAAACCACGCTTACGGCTGACAGCGATTACTTTGTAACAGGGCAAGATGAAAAGATTGTACAGTTTAATACGATACGAGAAGGCGGTATTGAAATAGATGTAGTGGCAGGCTTTGGCATTACTAATGTACCACAAGATATTAAGCTAGCAATTATGCGAACGGTTAAGTACCACTACGACTACCGTGATGATGTGGAATCAGAAGCCGAAATAGACACACTACCTACTACGGCTAAGACTTTACTTAAACCTTATTTTAGGCACGTGATATGATAGGGCGGTTTGATGAAAGGGTTACGTTTCAGTATCAGCAAAGGGTGGCTGATGGCGCAGGCGGTACAACGGTTACATGGGTAACGGATTTTACCGATTGGGCAATGATACGTCCAATGAGTGCCGAAGAAAATATAGCGGTAGGTCAGCAAGTAGATATACCGCTTTTTAGGGTTACGTTCCGTTACACCAATGACTTTACGCAACCGTTTAATACGCAGTATCGGTTATTGTGGGATGGTGAGCCTATGAATATCAAGCATATTAGAAATAAGAATATGCTATACAAGTGGTATGAACTAATATGCGCTAAGAAACGTGGATAGTGATGATAACATCTAATGCTAAGCAGATATTAGGACTTATCAAGCAAATAGAAGATGTAGTAGAAAATAAGTCCGTTGAACTAGCGCAAAAGATGCTAGAAGATACGGCAAGCGAGGCGCAAGGCGATAGTAATTTTCAGCAGATAGCCAACAATGCAGGCGGTATCATAACGGTTACTAATTTAGACAATGGCGCAAGCTTAGAGGCGACTAGCGATAAAGATAAGCCCGAATATGCGGTTGCTTATAGGGAATTTGGTACAGGTAAGTACTTTAAGTCTAGGGGTTCGGGTTCTACGCAAGATGGCGATGAGCAGACCTATGAGCAGTACGCATCTAATTTCTTAGGCAAGGTCAAGCCTAGAACAGGAACGATACCACACACGCCTTTCTTATTTCCGTACTTTTTTAAGAATAGAGATGAGTTTGTACAGAACATGATTAACGAAATAAAGAAACTGAAATGAGAACGCCTTCATTTGCCTTACAAGAAGCCTATTTCAATGCCTTAGATGGTCAAATAACCATTGATGGAGCGGTAGTGCCTGTGTATGATGTAGTTCCAGAAGGGGCTGATTATCCGTATATCGTATTGGCTGACCAAATAGTAAGGGAGCGGAATGATAAAAATACCTTTGGTACGGACATTATTATGCAGTTAGATATAGTAACAGGCTTTGAAGGGGCGTATGGGGGTAAGAAGCAGATGTACAATATAACCGATGCCGTGATTAATATTATTCGTACCCGTAGCGCAGGCTATTTTAACTTACCAGGCTTTAATGTGTACCGAACAAGCCTAGACTTAGCCTCCTTTATCCAAGACGAAACAGATTCTCATATTTTGTATATTAACCGTATTAGATTCAGACATTTCATTGAAGAACTGTAATGTCTGGATTAACTTATAAGTTAATTTAATACGGTTCAATTATGGCAAAGTTTAACGGAACGGATATGCTTCTGTACGTTAATGGTGTAGCGGTTGCTCATGCACGTGACCTTACTCTTAACGATGAAACAGAACTAATTGATGTGACCACCAAGTCTAACACGGGTTATGCTGATTACTTGAGTGGCTTACAGAACGCAACGATTGAGTTTGGTAGCTTATCAGACTTTACAGAAGGCAGCGAATATAGCGATGTTACGCTGTACAGCTTAAAGCAAAGCAAAGCAACGATTGATTGGGTTATTAGCGATGGGGCTAGCTCATCTGCTGGAAACCGTTATAGCGGACAAGGTATTATTGTAGCGCTTAACCGTGAGTTCCCAATGGAAGATGCTGCTGCTTATAGCGGTACCATTCAAGTAAAAGGTGCTGTATCATTTACGGCTGCTACCTAATTAACACATTAAAGCATTAACGGAGTAAACAATATGATGCTACGTGGACAGACTACGATTGAAATAGGCGGTAAAGAGCGCTTGTTAAAGTTCGGTATAAATGCAAGTGCGGTAGCTTCGGAAGCTGCTGGCAAGGATTTACACGAACTAGGCGCTTCTACCGCTTCATTTCGTTATATGATATACGGTGCATTGGTTGCAGGGGCGCACAAGTCCAAGCAAGTAGTGGACTTTGATGTGTATGATGTAGGCGATTGGCTAGAAGATTTAGATGAAGATGCCTACGCTAAGATAAACGAAGTGATTACCGCATCCGTACCAAAGGATGATGGTAAGCCAACTACAAAAAAAAAGTAAGTTGGGATGATATTATGGAGGTAGCCTTTGTAGAATTAGGGCTACTTCCTGATGTCTTTTGGGATTTAACGTGGCGTGAATTTGATTACTTGCTACGCCACCACCAATCAAAGAGCGAACAGGATTGGGATATTGCACGTCATATCGGCTATTGGGCGTTACAACCGCACGTTAAGAAACGCTTAACGCCAAAAAAATTGCTTAAATTACCTAGCGAACAGGTATCTGCGCCTACCAAAGAAGAATTTGAAGCCTTAAAGAGGAATATACATGGCTGATGCGACTAAACTGCAAATAGATATTGTTGTATGAAAAGCAAGCTAAGTCTGCTCATGATGCTAGAAGGCAGCAAGAAATCATGTATGGTAGCTTGTTTAAAAAGATTGATGATATAGAAGAAAAGCGTGCTAAGGCTGCTGAAAAAGCAAGGCAAAGAGAAATAGCAGCAGCAGAAAAGGCAGCAGCAGCGCAACGCAAGCTATGGGATAGCCTAAATGCTAGGCAATCTTCTCCATTTGAAAAGCTAGTAGATGATGCAAAGCGTGCAGCAGCGCAAATGAATATATTGCAATCTGCTACGGTAAAGAATACAAAAGCTATTTCAAGTGGTAGGGTAAATCTTAATAGCTATCGTCAGCAGTTAATGAATATGGCGAAAGATGCCAATTTATCGGCTGCTGAAATGCGTAAGCTAGAATCTACCTTAGCAATGGTCAATAAGGCTTCGGGTAGGACAGGCGCATCTAGCCGTAACTTAGGTAGTGGGTTTGCAGGCTCAACAAACGCAGCGATTAACTTTAACCGTGTTATCCAAGATGCTCCGTTTGGTTTAATGGGCGTGGCTAACAACATTGAGCCGTTGATATTTTCGCTTCGTGGCATGGACAAGCAAAGTAGAATTACTGCTAAGGGCTTTGGCTTGCTTGTGAAGAATGCGTTTACTGGTACTAACTTGGTGCTAACATTAGCTACAGTTATTCCTTCTGCTATATTGTTATTTCAAAGATACGGTAATAAAGCTGAAAAAGCAGCTAAACAACTATCTGTCTTTAATGATGAGATAGAACGGCTATCTAAGGTAGAAGGCGTTAGCCGTGTTGAACAAGTAGAAAAAGCAATCAATGATTTTGAAAGCTCATTAGATGATATAAATAAAAAATTAAAGCCATTTGATGATGCGCTTACAGCATTGGGTGAAGGTGGTATAAATATTTCATCTACAGGACTTGGTGTTTCTAGTGGTCTTGACGATGCTATACAAAATTATGAAACAGCTTTAAGTAGAGCAAAAGAGTTAGGTCTTACAGAAAAGCAAGTTGATGTTCTTATACGCAATAGGGAAAAGGTACAAAATAAGATAAATGAACTTAGAGAAGAATATGCGGAGTTAGAAGCATTAGGCTTAGTGGATACTTTTAATAAATTAAATGCCGAAAAAGAAGCTAATCGCATAGCAAAAGAAAGGGCTGATTTATATAGAGAAGAAGTTAGTAAGCAAAAAGGTTTATTATCTAATCTTGACTTACTTACTAATCAAGAAGATACTAGGCTACAGCAGTTACAAAAGCAAGTAAGCCTAATTAATGAAATCATAAATTCAGATAGGGTTAAATCTGAATCTATGTTAGATGCTTTATATGAAAGAAGAGAAGAGTTTTCTGAAAGGATAGCTTTTTGGCAAAGTGAAATAGGGCAAAAGATAAGTGATGAACTTAGAAACCAAGCTGCAATTAATGAGCTAATTCGCATTAGAAGCCAAGAGCTTGATGAAATGGTTAAAAAATACGAACAGCTTACTAAGGGGTCAGCTACAAGCGAAGATATTAAGCTTGATATAGGTGGCGCTGATGCAGGAGCAGGTGCCTTTGGTTTAATGCAAGCTATTTCTGCTGGCATGTTTGACAGTAGTATTGCTGCGTTTAATAGGCAACTTAGTGCTATGCAATCACTTGTAAATAAAATGGATTTTGGTTCTGCAAGGGATGAGGCGCAATCATTTATTGATAAGAATCAAGAGCTTGCGCAAAATTCGCTTCAACTAAATCAAATTATTGAGCAAGGCTTAACAAGCGCTATAGGTAATATGGCAAACGCTTTAGGTTCGGGAAGTAATTTATTTGATTCGTTTTTAATGTCTATTGCTGATTTCGCAGGGCAGTTAGGTAGGTTCGCTATCGGAATTGGCTTAGCTGTTGATGGTATTAGAAAAGCATTAAAGAGCTTAAATCCTGCTGTAGCGATAGCAGCAGGCGCTGCCTTAGTGGCTTTATCGGGCGCTGCAAGGGCAGCTTTATCAAGACGGTCTGATAGCTTTGGTAGCGCAGGTAGCATAGGCACAGGAGCCACTACTTTATCGCAAGGACAGTTTAATGCTAATTTATTTATTAACGGAAGGCAAGTCCAAACTGAGGGTAGATTTACTACGGCTCGTTCCAATCAATTAGGATTCTAATTGTTATATTAAGCACATGGCAGAAAGAATATACTTCATACACTACGTTAAAAATTCATCTAATACTATTCGTGTAGGATT